CCTATCGAAACATTAACTGCTGAAGATAACGTAGTTAGCTATGACTTCTCTTACGATGACGTTGTAGCCCTTGCAGCCTAAGTTGTTGCACATTCAATACAATGAAGTCTGATATTTGTGTTGGGTGTAAATTATTGGACTGGACCAAATATTTGATTTGCGTAAATGGTCGAGAGATTAGTAAATCTTAAGGGTAATATTTTTAGATATTTTTCATTATTACTTCCTAACAATTCAAAATATATAAGCGTGTAGTCTGGCAATAATAATTTTTTATGGACGCGGGGTGCGACTCCTCGCCATCTCCACCATTTTTAAAACCCCAAGTTATGCTTGGGGTTTTTTTATTGCGGTTCAAAGTCAATGTAACTATCAAATACTAAACAGTTGCATTTTTCTGGATCTATATATCCTTCTTTTTGTAGATAATCCAACATTTTCTCTCTACAAGTTTCGTCTTCATATAAATCACATTTTTCTGGGTGTCTTAAAACAATAAATCTATCAGCCCAGATTGTTATATGGTGATCTTTAATTTTTATATCTTGAAAATTTACTTCATTCATTGTATATTAAATATATATTAGAGTTATGAGTAATATTAAATTAACAAAGGCTGAAGCCGAAAAGAAAGTATATGAACTAACCGAAAATCTTTTGCATGTAAAGAAAGATTTTAAAGATGTAGCTGCTGGCTACAAAGAACGCATGAAAGAAATCGAAAATGAAATTAAAGCAATTGTCGAAGATGCTTCTATAGGTGATCCAACTAAGTAAAACAAAAAGCCGGTCAATTAAGACCGGCTTTTTTATTATTGTTCTTTTGGAGATGGCTTAAATGTGCCATCTTTTAAATTAAGACTACCGTCTCCATATTTTGTAGCCAGACTATTTAGTAAGTTTTCTTCTAGTTTTTGAATATCTTTCCACTCTGTTAGAATAGCTGATCTACGTTCAGTTAATTCTGTTTTTGTTTGTTCCAGTTCAATTTCTTCTAATTGCAATTGACCAAGTTCAAATATTTTTTGTTGATATTTGGATTGAACGATTGCGATTTCTTGCATTTCTTGTTCTGTAAATTTAGTAACTTCACTCATAATATTTTTAGATACATATCTGGTTTATTGATTTTTGGATAATTATAATTCAATTTATATTTTAAAATAAAGTTGACGTAATCGCTATTTGTATGTATTATTAGATTATGTTCTAAGGCTGGTAATCTTAGAATTAGTAAGTATATTACCACATTTAAATATTAAATTATAAATTAGTATGACAGTTAAAAGTGATAGTGTTATGGATAACAATATTAAGTACGTAATCCTACGTGATGGCAGACGAGTTTCAGATTTGGAATATCCATCCAAGGATGAAGCTAAAACTGAATATGATCATTGGTCTTCAATTCTTAAACGATGGCCAGATGGTTCTAAAATTGAAATTGTAGAAGTGAAAGGTAAATAATGAGTGGTAATATATTTGGCTTAAAACAAAAAATTAACTTGGCTAGTACAGAAAAAGAAGTACTAGACTTATTAAAGTTAAGCAAAACATACGTGGACGCATCTCCAGAAACAGTTCGTTCTTGGAAAAATGCTTCTGCAAAAAAGTTACAACAGTTAAATTCGACTATTTCGTCAGTGGAAAAGGTTGAAAATGATACTGATAAACAAGTAAAAAAGAAAAAGAAAAAGTAAGATTTAACCAAATTGGTTCTGAAAAGACGTTACTTCGGTAACGTCTTTATTTTTTCCCATATACTTATATATGATGACAGATAAGTACTCTTCATTAACTTTGCCATCTGATTATGATCAGATGGATAGTTTAATTAAATCTAATAAAATTAAATTGATGGAACAAATTGTTTCATCAATATGTTATGCGGTAGACAACAATTTGAATGCGATAGAGGTCTTTAACTTTAAAGATTCTGATTTCATAGTAGTATTAGACCGCAATTCATTTGAAGATAATCTAAATAATATTTACGAATATTATATTTCGTCTGAGAAATATGAACATTGTGGTCGTGTTTTAAACATTAAACAACAACTAACCAACAAAAATGAGCAAGAAAAAAGACACAAGCCCAAAGGTTCATCAAAACGAAAAAATTAGAGAAACAATAAAAATTGATGACCGAACTCTTACGCCAAAACAAATTGAATTATTAAATTTACTACAAAATAAAACAACTAAACTAGTCTTCATTTCAGGTCCAGCTGGAACTTCAAAAACATATACATCTGTGTTAGCCGGTTTAAATTTAATAAACCAAAAAAGAGTAAGTGAAATCGTATATGTCAGAAGTATTGTAGAAAGTAGTGATAGTAAATTGGGATTTTTACCAGGTGAAATGGATGAAAAGATGAGTCCTTACATTCAACCACTAATAGATAAATTAGAAGAATTATTGCCAAAACACGATATTGATAAGTTAAAAAAAGAAGAACGTATTCACGGTTTTCCAATAAATTTCTTACGTGGTTTGAGTTGGAACGCTAAATGTATTGTAGCTGATGAAGCTCAGAATATGAGTAAGAAAGAATTGACCACATTAATTACCCGTGTTGGAGAATTTAGTAAGTTGTTTATATGTGGTGATCCCGATCAAAGTGATATCAATGGTAAAAGTGGATTTGTGCCAATGATGAACATCTTTGACGATGAAGAAAGTAGAAATAACGGAATTTATGTATTTAAATTCGATGAAGATGATATTGTTAGAAGCGGTTTAGTAAAATTTATATTAAAAAAACTAAAAAATGTTGGGTGATTAATAATTATTAATATATTATGGCGATAGTATCCAATCAAGGTAGAACTGTTCCCGAATTACCAACACTAACAGCTGGTACTATCGGTAATAATGATTATTTAATCATACAAAATGTAAGTAGCAACTCTACAAAAAAGTCTACTGTTAGTAGTTTTGTACAAAAAACAGCAAATCTTCTAACAACATTCAACAACTTGAATTTTGTAGGACCAAATAATACATACACGGGTTCATTTAGAAGTTTTGAAGGTGATAACTATTCTGTAATAAGTCAGAAAATACCCAATGTATTTAAACGAGCCATAGTAAGTGATTATCTTACTATCGGATACAATCCATCAGCGCCAACGTTTTTGGGAATATATGCAAAAACAATAGATGTTAATCAAGCACTTGGCGGCGGTGGCAATATTACGTTTACTGGAAATTCTATAAATAGTCAAATAACAATTTTTGACTATCCAAATGGATTGAATCTTGAAAACACACCTTTTAAGATTGAACAAATTACAGCTAGTATTGGTATAACAGGCAGTTTAAAAGGACGTTTACTAGGCAATGTAACGGTTGGTATAGGTAAAAGTTCATTTAACAATGTAGATGTAAATAACAATTTATATGCTGTAAATGGTGAAATAGACAACGCAGCTATAAATGGCGGTTCTATTGGTGGGGTAACTATTAATAATAGTCCGATTGGAACTACTGTGCCAAATGTCATATCTGGTTCAAAGATTTATTCTGCAAATGGATTTTCAGGAGTATTTTCTGGTAGTGGTAATATCTCACTCACAGGTAGTTTAAAAGGCAAGTTAACAGGTAATGTTACTGCTACCACTGGTACAAGTGTATTTAACAATATTACTGCAGCTAGTGTATATTCAAGTGTATATATTGAGTCACCATCATTTATAGGCACAGCTAGTTATTCTTACAATGGAAATGGAGAACTATCATCTTTATCCAGTAGTTACGCACAAACCTCAAGTATGTGTATGTCAACTACCGCAGATACCGCTTCGTATTTAGTTTGGTCAAACCTAAGAGTAAATGGTACATCTAGTTATTCTTATAATGGCAATCAAAAATACTCATCTTTTTCAAGTAGTTACGCATTAACATCAAGTAAAGCTATTAGTAGTAGTTATTCTACCAGAACCACTAGTGCTTCATACGCATTAAGAGCTTCAACTGTACTTGGGACTGTGGATAATGCTTTAAATGCTATAACTGCGGATTCTTCAACTACATCACTAACATCCTCTTATTTGTTAAAAGGATCTTTGAATAGTTCAAGCGCTGTACCATACTTTGATAACAATAGATTAACAACATCTCCATTATTTTATAAAAATGAGTTTGGACAAATAAATTTTTATATATCAGCTTCCGCTAAATATGCACAGTCCAATCTTTTTGTAGTAAACAGAGGATCTGGTATATTTAGTTCAGCTGGATTTGTATTACAAAATAAAAACAGATCAACCAACTATCCAAATCAAGATCAATGGTTTATATCATCTGTTACCAGTGGTAGTTTAACATTGAGTATTACTACAGGATCATATCATCTTAAAAATAGTACCATTACAACAAGAACATCGGATTCAGGTGGAGTGATGGTTGCACTGAAACAAGTGCGTAATGGTTTTTACTTCTGGCCATATATTAATACGGATTCGGCTGCAAGAGATGGTTCAGTTGGTATAGGCATACAACCTCCAGCAGAGCCAACTGGTTCTATAGACAAGTATTTACGTGCTAAGTTGCAAATCAGAATGTTTAGCGGTAGTAATCAGGCGGCTAACGTTGCTGGATCAGTATTAGCTGGTAAATTTGTTGGTGGGGCGCCTATTGGTGTAGAAAATAAACAAACTGCCATATTGGTACAATACGGATCTAGTAGTTTTTCAAATACATTTTATGTATCTAGTAGCGGTGATATGCGGGCATATGGATCTATCAGCGGCAGTAAAATATATTCATATGGAAACATCAAAGTTGATAATGGTTCATATATTTCTAAAACAGATAGCGCTATCATAACAGGATCTTTCAAAGGAAATTATCAAAAAGATTATACTACTGTGAGCGCAACTGTTGCAGCTGCAACCACAAATTTGAGTTTTGATGATTATGATATGATTTACCTAACGGCTACAGCCGCTCAAACATTTAATGTAAATCTTACACAGAAAAAAGTGTGTTATTTATATTTCTATAATAATAGCGGTGGCACATCATTTACGTGGGCCACTAGTACTGCCAATTCTTTAAAGTGGCCAAGTGGAGCTGCATCCAATCCATCAAATGGATCCAGAGATCTATATTCTGTCGTATTGATGGGTAGTGAAATTCTTATTAATAGAATCGCAGCTTCTTACTCTTAATACTTTATATTTATAAAATATGTCAACTCCGTGTAACAGTTTAAATGTACAACTAATAAAGGTCAGCGATCTAGCAACTTATTCTAGTATCAAAGATGCAGATCAACTGATGGTTATTGAAAATACAGGTGGTTCAAAATATTCTAGAAAATCCACTTTATCTGATTTAAAAGATTATGCTAACTCAGATGGTATATCTGGATATACCACTTCTTTATTTAATACCACAACTGATAGTAATAGCATATCATATTATTCCTCTGGAAATGTTCTTTCATTTTCCCACGGATTTTCTGCTGTACCTTCTTTGGTCCAAGTAGTTTTAAAATGTAATAGTAATGATGGAAGATTTGTTATTAACCAAGAAGTTGACGTAACATCTTTTTTCAATAACCAAACAAAACCAATTTGCAGTATCGTTTCAAGTTCTAGTACTGTGTTACTAATTGTCCCAACTTATACCAGCATTACTGTTTACGACTATAACAGTAGCACCAGTGTAATAAGTCAATATAATATCGATACAACCAAATGGTATCTTAAAATTTACGCCTGGAAGTAATTATGTCAACTACCTGTAATTTAATACAACAAGTAAAAGTTAGCGATCTGGTACGATACAGTACGTTAACGTCTAAAGATTTAATTTTAACAATTGAATCTGGTTCTTCCAACGATTTATATTCCAGAAAAAGCACATTTGGGGACGTTGTAACATTTTTATCATCTGTAACAGGATCTTATACCGGAAGTTTTTCTGGATCTGCAAAAACATTAAGTGGTACTTTTACAGGTAGTTTTACTGGTAGTTTTCAAGGAGATCACTCCGGTAGTTTTAGTGGAAACTTTAATGGTACAAATACAGGTAGTTTTACCGGCAGTTTTAAAGGACTAACAACAGGCAAATCCAACACTTCAGGATCATTGAGTGGTAGTTTTTATGGTTATATATTGACTAAGAAAGCAAGTGCTAGTGGAAGTTTCAGTGGAAGTTTATATGGTTCATTGATTAGTAAAAACTCTAAATTAACTGGTAGTTTTAGTGGTGTTTCAAGAGGACGTTTCTCAGGAAGTGTTTCTGCTAGCATCAAGGGTTACATTAGTGCATCAAATCATTACAACGCAAATAGAAAAGTTGCATTTTATGGTACGGCTAGTTGCGCTAAAACCGCTTCTTATGCTTTGAATTCAGGAGGAAACATAACAGGCACTGGTACTGCAAATCAATTTACATACTGGACAGCAGGCACTGCTATAGGATCTACTAATTATCTGGTGAGAAATAGTAGTATTAATAATTTGGGAAGTATGGGTCCAGGTAGAGTTACTGTAAACAACCCATTACAATTTTCCGTCGTAGGTGAACATTTGATTCAAAATTCTTCATCGGGTCAATCCATATATGGTATAGGATTACAAACCTCAAACAATTATTTAAGAACATCTGCTAATTTTGCATTTTATTATTCTGGATCTCACGTAAATACATCAGCTTTACCAGGCAAAGATGTAACTTGGCAATCAGGAAAATCTGGTTGGGGAGTTTTGGGAATCAGACAAAGATTATTAAGTGTTGGAAATATAGTGAGTTCCGACAACGTAAATGCTCAATTACATTTGCATTTAAGTGGGTCTACTGGATGGCCATCTGGATATAATCCAAATTCAAATGTATTTTTAATTACATCTGGTAGTTCACAAACCAAACTATTACGTGTCAGTGGAAGTGGACAATTGGACGTTAGAGGTGATATAGTTGCGCTTTCTACATTCGCTACATCTGATATAAGACTGAAAGATAATATCAGACCAATTGAAAATGCACTGAAAAAAGTGGAACAAATCAATGCAATTGAATTCAATTGGAAGTCTAATGGCAAACAAGATTTCGGAGTTATTGCTCAACAAATTGAAGAATTGTATCCTGATTTGGTAATGGAAAATCTTGAGGGATACAAAGTTGTAAAATATAATCCATTGATAGCACTGTTGTTGAAATCTATTCAAGAACTCAACAAAGAAGTTCAAGAACTAAAAAATAAGATTAAATCTTAATATATATAGGATATATGCCTGTCAATATATTAAATAGATTTGGTCCGCTTAGTTTTAAAAGTGAAACCAACAATAGTGAAAATTTATCTATCAATAGTTTATTAAGTAATTTTTATAATCCAGGATCAAGTAATTTTTCTATATCACAGAGTTATTATCAATTGGAAAATAGAATTGGTAATTCCACCACCGATTCAAGTACGATTAATATCACAAAAGCTTTGGGAGTTGGGTTTATAAACAAAGACAATAGAAGACCAATAAAATTTAGTGAGTTTTATGGTGCATCTTATATAAGCAGTTCTTTTAAAGTAGCTGCGTCTACAGGAGTAGCAACTGTTAAAATTTATTCACCAAGCGTTATACAAAACAACAACTTTTTAACCAACAACATACAAGATAAAGTTTATCAATATACATTGTATTCTAAATCCGATGTTACTACTCCAATTGTTGATTCTGGATGGAATAAAGTTTTTTCTTATGCTAAATCAGGAGATAACATCGAATTGTTTTATAATTTGATAGATGCCAAAGCTTATAAATTGGTATCAAAAGATTGTTTATCGAATGCATTTACGTCCAGTATGTTTATAGGCACTTGTGCCAGTACTGTAACGGATAATACAACTTATACATACACAATAACCGCTGCAGATTTACCTACTGCAAGTTCACTACTGTTTCAAAAAATCAACGGTGATAAAACTGCAAATGGATATACAAACACCAAAATAACTGATTTATCAAACATATTAAATAACTTAAATAGTTTGTTACAAAATCCCAATATAACAACATACAAATCGAGTGGACAACTTTTGCCTATTATATCTTACAGAGATAACTTAGGATACAATAGAACTTTGACATTTGACGGATTGATTTTGCAAAAATCAAATACACCTGATGGATCACTTGGATATTTTTATACAGGTTTGGTTACAGCAACTAGTTTGGGTGGAACAAATGTTAATTATGAATATGCATTTGAAAACACATCTACATTTGGTCAAATAACACTTTATATTTTGGGTACACAAGATTCAAATGCATCCTCTTGTACGTCTCCACCAGCAACTGTTGGAAATTTTCCAACAAATATATCATTTACAGGACCAAGATGTGGTTACTTGGACTGTGGAGATGGTTATACTCAACCAGTTTGTAACCCAACCGCAACTACACAAGTAAAACACAGCGGTAGTTTCATAATAACAAATAACAATAATGCGGAAATGTTGGCAACCATTAGTCCTACTTGGACCAATTTAGATGGAACATCATTGAACGCATTGATTAACACTGTTGATGTTAGTCCATCAGGAATGTTTTCTATACCAGCGAATGGAATACGTAAAATTAGCATTGGTTTTGGACTTGCTAATTATCAAAACACACTTCAACCAAAAACTTTTAATGCAAAGGGTTCTGTGAGTTTGACTTTGCCATTGGGATATTCACCTCAATCTCAAAATTGTGAAATTATAGCTAACTTTGATAAGAATTCTTGTGTGGTTTCTCCGGTAGTACCTCCAGTGGTTACACCTGTAACAAGTAATCTTGGGTGTATTAGTTATAATCCAAGTATGTTGGAGAGTTGGACACAGATAAAAACCAGAACAGTAGTAACAATTGCCTACAAAACAGGTACATCTGCAGATAAAACTTTTGCTAAAGCGGTTGTTAATGCTTTGCCAAATTCAGGCTGTACATTACCTTCTACTATAACTCAAGACGGATATACTATTAACATTTCGTGGACATTAGATCCAGCCGGAGGTCAAGACTATGCGTGTACCACTGGTGCATCGGGACAATTTTCAGGTACTTATACAGTTGTAACAACAAATTCAATATTGGGTAGTGCAAGCTTTTACATATTGTTCTTGAGAAGAAACAATAACATTGTGTCTATCGAAAACTATATTAATTTGTGTCAAACAGGTGGAGTTTCGTCTGTAGGATAAAAAATATTGACATTTTTCAAAATTTGGTTATATATATTGTTGAATGACACGGATGTGTTATTCACTATAGTGCTCGAATGAGGCTATTAGGTTAATAAGTTCAATAGAATTATTAAAAAGAAAGGTAAATATATGTCAGTAGTAAAATATAGTCCGTTTGCATTGCGACACATTGATCGTGATGAATTTTTAACACCATTTGACCGCGTATTTGATGAAGTATTTGCGGCGCACTTCCCAGAATTAAACAAAGAATTAGGCGTTGGTTTTTTTGAAAAACAAAGTTATCCACGTGTAGATGTTATTGATTATAATGACCGTGTGGAAATTCTAGCGGAAATTCCAGGTTTGTCTAAAGACGAAGTATCTGTAGATGTACAAGAAAACGTACTTACTATCAGTGGTCAAAAGATCAAAAACGTGGATGATAAGGAGTCTACAGGAAAATACATTCGCAGAGAACTAAAGCATAGTAGTTTTAAACGTAGTTTTACTTTAGGAGATCAAATTGATCGAACGAATCCCACCGCAAAGTTTGAAAATGGATTGTTAAAGGTTACATTATTAAAGGTGAAACCAACGATTCCTGTCACGAAAAAAGTAAAGATTGATTAATATTCAATCAAGGTTATATTAACCCCGTTATTAAATTAACGGGGTTTTTTATTTTTATATATTTATAGATATGATAAAATTTCATCATTTGGTAATGGCAACGTCACTTTTAATCGCCGGGTGTGCTGCCTATTTTAGTGTATATGGTATTGGATTGTTATTTTCAGGAGCAACTATTGCTGCAATGATTATGGCTGGTTCATTGGAACTAGGTAAACTTGTAACAACATCGTGGTTATTCAGATATTGGAATAAAGCCAATATATTAATGAGAACCTATATGATAATTGCTGTATTTGCTTTAATGGCAATTACATCTCTAGGTGTATTTGGATTTTTAACAGCTGCGTTTCAAAAATCTTCATTGGAGACCGAGTTATCTATGAATAAGATTGTCACACTTGAGTCTCAGAAAAAAGAAGAACTTAGTAAGATGGAGTCTACTAAAAAGACAATTGAAAAACTTTATAGTTTGAGAAGTAGTCAAGAGGTCAGATTGAACGAAGTACTTACAAATGTATTAATTGCGAGAAATCCAATACAATTACAAAATATTCAAAATCAGATTAATGATCAGATTGGGGATTTAAACAAACAATTGGAGGGGGAAAATGAAAAGATTAAAACTTATAGTACCAAAGTAAGTTCTATAGATGATAACATTTACAAATTAAAAGTGGATAATAGTCAAAAGAAGGATATTACCACATTTAAATTTGTTGCGGATCAATTCAACACTACAATTCAAACAGTAGTTAAATGGTTCATAGTAGTGCTTATTACAGTATTTGATCCACTTGCAGTTATATTGTTATTGGCATATAATATAAGTAGCAATAAAACCTACATAGAGGAAGACAAAAATTACGAACTATATAAGAAACAAGAAAAAAATACGGTTGACTCTAATGATAAAAACATATCTCCGACTCCATCTGTTGTTGAAAAGATAGTAGAGAAGCCAGTAGAGGTTGAAAAGATAGTGGAAAAAATAATAGAGAAGCCAGTAGAGGTTGAAAAGATAGTAGAGAAGGTTGTTGAACGAAAAGGCAAAACTGGTGTAAGAGGTATGTTTAGTTTTTAACAATTAATGTTTAGTTTTTAACAATTACAATTAAAATAATTTTTTATTCGTTTTGTAGATCATCCATATATATGTAGTTATAAGTATGGATGAAACTGAGCTTAAAGAATTGTACAAATTGATCAAAAGATCATACGATGAATCGTGTTGGAAAACCTTAAATGACGCTTTAGATTACATATCTGAATTCGTTGAAGTAGATGATGAATCTCCTATAGACAATGATTGAAATTTTATTATTAATACTGTTATTGGTATCCGTATCAGCTAATGTGTTTTTATTAATCACATTAAAAAAATCATTTAATCAAATAGATATACTTGAAGACTGGATTATAAACTTTAAAAATTCTGTAGAAAGTACTTTTAATAAATTGAAAGATGTTGATAACCGTGGTATATTTGAAAAAGATGACGATGTTGGTTTTCTTTTCACGGATTTGAAACAAATCATTGAATCTTTGAATAAAAAAGTAAAAGAAGAAGAAACCGACAACGTTTGACATTATTACTTGAATGAAAAAAATAAAAAAAAGTAAAGTCATTACCAAGAAAGTGACTAAAGTAGTAAATCCTAAAAAACGTAAAGTATCTGCTATGGTAAAAAGTGTTAATAAAAAAATAAAGAAGCCAACAAAAATAACATCTGTAAAAAAGATAGTTAAAAAACCCAAAAAGGTAAATAAATTAAAATTAGACATTACATATGAATCTAAAAATTTATCTGAGATCAATGTACCCCGCACCATAACAAGCAAAGATGTAATAGTAATTAATGAATTGGACGCGATTAATAAAGAAGTTGAAGAACTTACAGAAGTAAGAAAAAAACGTAGAGGTCGCAATAAAAAAGAAAAAATTTACTTTTCTAAAAAAACCGAAGAAGCTATCATCGAATACAATTCCGAAACCGACAACGTAAAAAGAAATGAAATTTACGAAACTCGTATAAAATACAGCTTTGATAAATTGGTAGAAAATATTTTTAATACATTTAAATTTACTTATTTTGACAACAGTCCATTAGAGATTCAAAAAGAAACCGTAGCACACTTGGTTTCAAATATTCACAAATTTGAAGCTGGTAAAGGTAAGGCATTTAGTTATTTTAGTATTGTAGCTAAAAATTACTTGATATTCCATAACAATAACAATTATAAAAGATTTAATCAACACGTAGATATTAGTGAAACTCCAGGTGAAGATAGTGTTTGTTTGCAAACAGAAGATGCACATCATAAGACTATTCAGACACAAGAGTTTATGAAATTGTTAATTAACTATTGGGAACGAAATATAACAAAAATATTCACCAAACAAAAAGATCTCAATATAGCATATGCAGTTATAGAATTATTTAGAAATAGCGAAAGAATTGAAAATTTCAATAAAAAAACACTATATCTTTACATCAGAGAACTAAGTAATTGTAAAACACAACAAATTACTAAAATTATCAATAAAATGAAATCATATCAAAATATAGTTATAAAAAATTACATTGATAACGGAAAAATATAATACAAAACAAATAAACCACTCAAATAGAGTGGTTTTTCTATTTATAGATATATGGACTTAAATTTTGAAATTTATAAAGGAAAGAATTTTTCTGGTCTTTGTAAAGACATAGTGAAAAATTCAGAGAGCAAGAAAGATCAAATTGATATTTTAATATCTGAGTTAAGAAGTTTAATTAAAACTGTTAACGACGCTACTATCGTAGTGCCTATGATAAAAGACTATTATGATGTAGGCGTTAAAAACGATGAACAATTGGTCAAATTAGCCGCAGTTATACAAAGATTGGTAGCAAAAGGTGAAGCTACTGGCGAAGGCAATTCAATGGTATTAAGTGAAGACGAACGTAAACAGTTAATGGATGAAGTTATAACAATTAGTAAAGGCGAATAATATGGTAGTTACGGATGTATCCAAATCAAATAAATCTCCACAGTTAAACGATCAACAAATAAAAGATTTGGTTGATATTCGTTCACCTATACAACTCGCCGTTGTAGTTGATGTGATTTTCAATGAAAATCACGTAAAATTGCAGGACGAATATAAACAAAAAATAAATCCACAAACAGTTCCTCTTAACTATAAGAATGAACCAGCCAAAGAAAACGATGTGGATTTTTCATATATAGGACGGGCCAAAGTAAGAATCTTATCACAAGAAAAAAAGTCATCGGTGGAAAAATTGCCTTGGGCTATACCTTTGGATCAAACTATTACGCAATATCCATTGGTCAACGAACTTGTATTGGTTCAAAAAGTAGGCAATAACTACTACTATAGCAAACCTTTAAATAAATTCAACTTTCCAACCAATATAGATTACACTGTTGAAACAGTATATAGTGAAAATGGAAAGCCTGCTGTGCCTTTTTACTTTGACGGAAATAGAGCTACTTATACATCAGCTCCAATTTATTCAAAATACAATAACATTGGGTATGTTGGGGAATATTTCATTTCCAATCCATTTATAAGATTGATTAGAAAAAACGAAGGAGATACAGCAATAGAAAGTAGATTTGGTCAATCAATTCGTTTTAGTGCTTATGATAATAATAGACTTAATGATAAAGGATCATATCCATCCTACGCATTAAACAGCAATTTATTAAAAGAATCTAGTGGTGGTGGATATGGAAATCCAAAGATTACTATTAGAAATAGACAAAGAAATATCTCTTTAGACGAACCACAACAATTACATCCCAAGTTACCACCTATTCCAAAAATAACTCCATCTGAGAAAAATTTTGGTGGACAAATAGATGAAGATATTAACAATGATGGCAGCACAATACAAATAACAAGTGGAAAAACAGAAAGCGATTGGAAAACTACAGTTTATAAAAGTATATTTGGCAAAACGTCAAACGGAGAACCAACTGAAGAACAAGTAAGATTCAATCCGAAAAATTCCACTCCATTTGTATTACCAACTTTAAATGGCGATCAAATCGTAATAAACACCGATAGATTGGTATTGAGCAGTAGATTTGCAGAAACACTACACTTTAGTAAAAAACGTTATGCTGTGACCACTGACAGTGAATATACAGTAGATGCTAATGACAATGTAGTTATAACTACAAATAATACCGCTTGTATAAATGCACCACAAATATTTTTGGGTCAATATGGCGAAACAAATGAACCAGTATTACTAGGTCAAACAACTGTAGATTGGATGTACGATTTGTGTAATTGGTTATTAGACCACGTACACTGGCATCACCACGTACACCCACATCCACATACACATCCTAGATCAGGAAATGCAACGCCTGAAAATACAAAGGATGCTAATCCAGATCAAACGCAAATACCAGTACAACAAATAAAGCTTAAATTGTTGAGAGACAATCTACACAAAACATTAAGTAGAAGAGTATTTGTTACAGGTGGCGGATATGCGCCTGGTAGTAATGGAGTCAAACCACCTGGAAGTGGTGGTGAATGTAAAGATCCAGTAGAAATTAATACTGTTACAGGAGCTGGAGTTGTGGGTGATTTCAAAGGTAGAAATCGCCGTGAAGGTCCAGTACAAGTTGAATTTGAATTTGAGGATTAATTATGAGTGATTATTATATATCCTATGAAGAAACTGTACCTTGGAATGGTAGCGTTTTTAATGCAAATGAATATAGAAGAGCTATAAACTCATTCTATTCAAAAGTTGATCTTGTAAAACCAAATGCAATAGTGGAAGATGGTGCGCCAACCCCAAGTATTTCTGTAAAAAATTTGTCTCCAGACGCAAATTTTCCTAATGAATGGAATTTTAGTTTAAGTGGGAAATTTTCAACATCGAAACGTGATGAATTAACCGGAAATTACTTAGCAAGTGTTACTTTAAGTGGAGACGTTAAAGTTCCAAGACAAACACCTAGTGGAAAAACACTGAAATCTATTATAGCATCCGATTTTAAGACTACACGTGGTATTGGAAAGACTCCAGGTGAAGCTTTCAATAATGCTTTTAAACAACTAAGAGAATCTTTGTTACAAACTTTAGCCGATCAAATTGGTGTTTCTGGTAAGGGAATTAAAGTGGAACGACAAGATGCATTTACCGATCCAGATCCCGCTTTAGTAGGACCACCTACGCAAACAATTAATGGTGTAGCAAATAAAGCTCCCGTAGTAGATAATCCAAATATAAAACTTCCCACCCAAGAAGTAAAAGGGTTAGATGCAAATGCAGCGCAACAAGCAGCTTCAAAAGCCCAAGACGTAACAAGTAATGCGACATCTCAAGTACAAAGTGCAGCTGGAGGGTTAACATCACAAGTTCAAGGTGCGGCCGGCCAGGCACAAGGTGCATTAGAAGGTGCAGCTAGCCAAGTACAGGGAGCAGCTGGTCAAGCTCAAGGTGCATTAGAAGGTGCGACTGGTCAGGCACAAGGTGTAATTGGAGGCGCTCAAGAATCTGCCGGTGGTGTACTTAGTAATTTATCATCTGGCGTTAAAGGTGCAATTGGAGGAGGTGCTTTAGGAGCCGGTATAGGTGCATTAGCAGGCGGAGGAAAAGGTGCATTGATTGGAGCTGGTGCCGGATTGGTTGCGGGAGGTATAGCTGGCAAAGTCTTTGACAAACTAAATCCTAAAGGAATAAAACCAGATGGACTAGGCAAAGATTGGTCTCCTGATAAATATAGCCCTGAATCTATAGCTGGAAATACTAAATTTGTAAATGCTAAAACAGGCGTAGTTGAATCTACTTCTGAATTAGCTAAAGGATTAAAAGGTGGATTGTTAGGTGGTGCTCTTGGAGCCGGTGTAGGTGCATTAGCTGGTGGTGGTAAAGGTGCATTAATAGGTGGATTAAGTGGTACTGCACTTGGCGCTGGATTATCCGTTGGAGGTGTAACAGGAGGAGCTTTAGCCGGTGGTGGATTGGGAGCTGGAATAGGAGGAATAGTTGGAGGCGGAAAAGGTGCTGTAATTGGAGCTGTTTCTGGAGGAGCCGTTGGTGCAGCTGCAGCTAAATTAGCTAGTGTTCAAAAAGGAATGCCTAAGCCAAATATACCAAAACCACCTAGTACTCCACGTATTAAAACGATTAAAATACCAAGACCATCATATCCAAAAGGCGCAACAGATTTATTAAATTTACCTAAATCTCCTCTGGGTTAATAATTATATATATATAAACAATATGAAAATAGAAGTGCTTAAAGAGTTTATTAAAAAAACAGTACAACAAGAAGTTCGCAACGTATTAAAGACTGAGTTGAAAAGTCAATTATCAGAAATATTTGCGAATAATTCATCAAAGCCTCAAAAAAAGACAAAATCTGCAGATTCTGATCTAGAAGCTGAAATTTTGAATGAACTTGAATCTATGAATGAATCAGTAGCAGAAGTTGAAACTAAGCCTGCGAAGAAATTTGTCAAATATACAAACAATCCAATGTTGAATGACATATTAAATCAGACTACAGGAGGAGTACCACAAGAAGGTGGTATGGTTAGTATGATAGGTGGATACGGATCAACTTCCTCTCAAGTAATTACAGAAACAAAAGCTCCAGAGAATGCTCCTGAACCAGTTAAATCTGTATATTCAGCTATGACCAGAGATTATTCTAAGTTGATGAGTGCTATAGAGAAGAAAAAATCTAAGATTTAATTATGTCTAAAAAAGCACTAGGACTTAAAATACCTTTCAGATTGGGTCAAAATGGTTATTTTGAAACCAATGTGGATACTATTTCCCAAGTTTCGAGTAATATAAAGAATCTTTTATTAACACGACCTGGCGAACGTAGATTTAACAATGCGTTTGGGTCTTCTTTATATAAAGTATTGTTTGAACAGAATGAATTACAAGAAATGTTGCCTATGTTGGTAAATCTTATTCAAAATGATGTAAATAGATTTATGAATGGGGTAATAGTAGAAGATGTTAAAGTTCAATTAGTAGAAAATGATGTTGTAAATAATGATTACAATAAAATATTTATAAAAGTAGCCTTTAGTTATAAAGAACTGAAGTCTACAACCGAAGTAATTATCACAAACAATAATATATAATGCAACAACTAATTAACAAAACATTCAAAGCTAATACAAAAGACGTTTTGTATTTAAATCGTGATTTTACTTCGTTAAAGCAACAACTGATCGATTTTACCAAACAGTATTACCCACAAAGTTACAAGGACTTTAGTGAAAGTTCGCCAGGACAAATTTTTATTGAACAAGCTAGCTTTGTTGGTGATGTACTATCTTACTATACTGATTATCAATTTAAAGAAAGTTTTATTCAATTTGCGGGTGAACGTAAGAATATTATAAATCAAGCACAATTTTTGGGTTATAAACCAAAAGTGTCTTCAGTATCTTCTACATACGTAGAATTATTTCAATTATTACCAGCAACTCGTACATCAGGAGTTAATGGTGAATATATACCAGACGAAAGATATTGTTTAATTTTGAAACCATATATACAACTATCCAGTGTATCTGGTGTATCATTTATCGTTGAAGAAAGTGTAGATTTTAGTCAAGACACACTATTTTCACCAAGAGAAATAAGTGTTTACAATCGTGACAATACAGGCGCACCATTGTTTTATTTGATAAAGAAAACAGCACAATGTTATTCAGGCAGAATTACATCTAAGACTTTCAGTGTTGGTGACCCACAATCTTTCTTAAAGATCAAGTTGGATGAAACAAATGTTGTAAAAATAATAAGTGTGGTTGATTCAAATGGTATTAACTATTATGAAACTCAATACTTGGCACAAGATACCATTCCTATTTTAGTTGATAACGTTCCGATTAATAATCAAACACTGTCACCATATAGAAATGAAACACCTAAGATTTTAAAGTATTTAAGAACTGAACGCAGATTTATAACAACAATAGATCAAAATAACTTCACTTACATCCAATTTGGAGCAAATACAGAAAATTACGAAAATACTGTTATTATACCAAATCCAACCAATGTTGGTGTAGCTCTATCCAATTTAAAAAATCTCAATATATCTTTGGATGGAACAAACGTATTGAAAGCAAATTCTTATGGTGTATCTCCATCAAACACAACATTAACAGTTACTTATGTTGTAGGTGGTGGTTTGGATTCAAATGTAAATTCCGACGAAATAAATAAGATTGCCAGCACTGATTATTTAAATGATGTCACTAGTTTGACTGACAGCGAAGTTATTTTATTAAATAACATAAAAAACTCATTGAGAGTAAATAATCCACAGTCATCTACAGGTGGTAACAATGCTGAAACAGACGAAGAAATACGTCAAAGTGCAATATTGAATTTTTCTGCTCAAAACAGAATGGTTACATCAGAAGATATTTTACTTAGAGTGTATTCATTACCAACATATTTAGGTAATATCTCTAAAGCATATGTTGAAAGCAATTCAAATAGACGCATTCAATATAATCAACTAATTAAAGGTATAGTGAATGAAAATGGAAATGAAACATTAGATCTAAATCCACTAAATCCATTGGATAGAAGAAAGTTTTTAGAAGCAAGTAATCCATTTACCAACAATCTTTATTTGTTGGGATATGATGTTAATAAAAATTTAACCAAACTAAATCCTGCTACATTACAGAACTTAATAAGTTATCTGAATAATTTCAAAATATTAACAGATAAAATTAACATTATAGACGGATATATTATTAATTTGGGATTGGAGTTTAAGATTACTGTTTTCAATGGTTTCAATAAAAGAGATGTTTTAAATAACTGTATCCAATCTGTTAAAAGCTTTTTGAGTATTGATAATATGAGTTTTAATCAACCAATAAATCTCAGTCAACTCAACTTTGAAATAATGAAAAACGAAGGCGTTCAATCTGTTATTGAATTGAAGATCAAGAATTTGACAATTGATGATGGTGATTATTCTCCTGTAGCGTACAATGTAAGTATTGCTACCCAAAACAATATTCTTTATCCATCAAAAGACCCATCTGTATTTGAAATAAAATATCCAGACAATGACATTAAAGGATTGGTAGTATAATATGCATATTTTTATTTATCCATCTCAAGACACTTATATTAACAATTCTGACAAATACCAAAACAAAAATTTTGGGTTGGACGAAGTGTTAGAGATATACGCCTCTAACTCAGGCAAAACAACGGTTTATACAGATCCAAATTGGCACACGCCACCTCTTACTGCCTCTTCATATGGCAATAACGGATGGTTGGCATACACCACATCTTCGTTGTTTATTTATTCAGGTAGTAAGTGGTATGCTTTTAATCTTACATCTTCTGTAATACCAAATACATCATTTATTGCTAATTTTACAGGCAGATTATCAAATGTAACTACTAATCCAAAACGTCCACTTTATATTTCCGGATCAGCCAATTATGCATCCGGATCATTTTCAGGTAGTATGAATATAACTAGTTACTCATTCTTTACAGGAAGTTGGAGTACAGGTAGTTTTTCTGGCTCTGTGAGAGTTGGTAGTTTTTTTACAAAATTAAAAGTAAACAAACGCACATACACAATAAGTCCGTTAACGGCATCTTTGACAGGTACAGGCAGTTTTAAAAATTTAAGAGGGAAACTATTAGGAAAATCAAACACTGGCATACCGTGTAGCTCCAGTTTTTATTCGCCGGTAAGAGCTTTTAATTCAGGATCATTTACAGGAAGTTTTAGTGGTTCAAATTCTAAGTTGTATATAGAAACTTTAACTTCCAGTAAATTGTATTATACAGATGTCACAAATTTTGCCGGTTATTTCAAAGGTAAATATAGTGGATCTTTTAAAGCTCCTTCGACAGCTATATACTTAAACTATCCAGAGTTTAGTAGAACTATGATCAAGTTTGACTTAACCACACTAAGTCAATCAATTTCTAAGAATGAAATCAGTAGTTCGAAATTGAAATTTACGTTGAATTTAAAAGCCTGTGGTATGAGAAATCTACCACTAAACTACTCGATTTATGCTTATCCAATAAGTCAAAGTTGGGAAAATGGAAATGGTAGATATGCCGATGATGGCTCTCAATTAGGCGCTACCTGGAACAATAGAGCTTACTCTGGAAGCAATTTATGGTACGGTAGTAAAATAACAAATAGTTACCAACAAGTAAATTATTTATTGACTGCATCATATTCCAGTGCTAGTTTTCAAAATCAAGGCGGAACTTGGTATTACAAAGTACCAGCATCATATACAAACAAACCAAAGTGGATTTGTAATTCCGTGGCTTTTCCTTCGTTGGTAAATAACGGATTAATTTGCAGTCAATCATTTAGTTACGGACAACAAAGTGATATATCGATGGACATCACTACTATCGTTCGTTCTTGGTTGTGTGGGTGTGTTCCAAATAACGGACTAATGTTATTGACTTCATTTGAAATAAGTACACCTCCTCTTCAACCAACCAACGGGTTGTTACAATTTTTCAGCAAGGATACCAATACAATTTACAGTCCATATATTGATATGGGTTGGGATGATACTGTATTTAATACAGGTAGTTTAAAACCAGTATCTTCTTCTATACAAAACTTGGTTACATTACAACAGTTAAACAGTGCATATAAAGCTGGTAGTGTTGCTAAAATATTTGTGTTCGCCAGAGATAAATATCCTCTCAAAACATTTAATAAAGCATATCAACAACCAGCTATGGTTACTCCTAAGTATCTGCCAACATCTTCATATTATATGGTTAAAGATGCTGAGTCTGAGGAAGTTTTGATTAATTTCGATAACTATACCAAGTTAAGTTGCGATGCTACGTATGGTAATTATTTTAAATTAAATACAAATGGATTGCCTCAAGAACGATATTTGACAGTATTTATTAAGGTAGAGTACAAAGATGGGACAGTTGACATCGTTGATACCGGAAAAATATTTAAAATAACGCGTTAGTATGGCAAATATACCATTAGTATATAATATATCTTTAAGTGATATACAAACATTTAAAGACTTTGGTACTTTCCAAAACAATTTTGATGATTTTGGAAATGATCAATTGGTTTATAACATATCACAGTCGTTTGAAGGTAAATACAACTATATCAAAGTGCCAATAAAAAGTTTTTTATACAATGAAAATAAAATCGTTGATACTTCGCAATCAGATTTTACAGAATTACAAACAACTGCGGTTGAGGAAAAAAGAAATTTAACAGATGTTATAACACAATATAATAACGTATTGGTCGAGAACAGAATTTTAAATCAAACGGTAAACGAATTAGTAGAAAAATACGAAAACAATGACGATAAACAAGTTATTGCAGCTATGAAAAACCAAATTATTGGTTTACGAATCCAATTGGGACAAGGAAAAGTTGCTTCGGATTTCGATGATGATTACCCATTTTTACCATTAACTTCTTGATATGCCTTACGACTATTTAACAATAAATGATAACGATTTAAATAAGGGTCTTACAAGCGCATCTTATTTTTCCACTGATTTACAGGCTTTATACGAACAACAACTAATCAGTGAGGATATATTTTACGGCGAATCCGATGATGATTTGTTTGAATTTACACTGTATAATAATAACCAACAACTTATAAATTTCAACAGAGTAGTTCCACCTGTAACATATTCTGTATTGCAAGGTAGTTACAGAGACATTAATAACGTATTAAGATCATATAGATTTGCAAACCCATTTACGAATGTGGTATCGTACAAAAACGATATTCTATTACATCCACAATTCGACTTAAATGCAAATGGAGTTGGTCCTGGTTTATATTATTTGTTGTATAACCCAGTTAGAAATATAGCCGGTAATCCAACAAATAGATTGGTTATAAAAGAAATATCTCCTAGTAGAACTGAGATACGTTTATCTTACGCATTTGATGTAAACAAGAATGAAACATCTAGATTAGATGCAATTAAAATTTCAACATTTGCGGATAAAAAATATTTGTTGTTGAGAATTTATCAAGACTTAACTGCAATCATTAATAATAATCCAATTGAAAAAGATTTTCTATCTAATAAAGACAAATATAACTACACAGATATCTGTTTGAAGTTGGGTCTCAAAAGTGAAGCAGAGCTACAAGAGTTTGTTAATTCAACATATGTTGGATATAATAGTATCATTAAGTTGAACAGTGATACAGATTCAACAATTTTACAAACAAACAAATTTACAGGCGTTCAAGAACAAATCAATAATTTCATATACACTTATAACAACACAGAGTTTACAGCAGATGAAATATTGGAGTCATTTAGAATTATTACACTGAAAGTATCTCAGGATAGAATATTACAAAAGAGTTCTATAAATGACATCGATCTACAAAACATACTTGGTTTATTTGAACAAACAATTTATACAGATTGGATATTGCCTAATGTAAGCAAATTGTTGGAAAATTATAGAATTAAATACTACGGTCTTTATAAAAATGCTTTAAATTTTGATAATGGCAATTTGATCAAGATTTTAACTCATACAAATTATTTAAATCCAACTGACGGCACAGTCAATGTACAAGTAAAACTAGATGCACCTTTACCTTTACAATATAATGTAAAAACCACTTGTTGGATATCAAATATTTCAATTGCTCCTCTTTATTTCAAAGTTAACTTGTTTTCTTCAAAGATATCAAGAAAGGTATTTTTAAATGACATAAACTTTGATGTACAAATATCTAAAGTCAGTCCTTCTACGGAAAAATATGATGGCAATGATTCTTTCACACTAGATAAATCCAAAATAAGATTGAAAGAAAAGTATAATGATTTATACATCGATTATACAGATTTTAATAATTTCATCAATTATTCTTCTGCCGAACTACGCACTAAAATAGCTAAGAATAAGATTAAAGATTATAATCAACTTGACTATGTTAAAAAGTATACGATTACATCATCTTTAAATACAAGTGGTATAATTTCTTCTTCATATGGAGAGCTAGTTAGCCAAAAAACTGCTCAACAAATTGCTTTGTTGGATACATTTGATGAATATGAGTCTTATTTGTTTTTTAACTCATCTAGTATAGATGATAAAATTGAAGAAGCTATTGTATATGATTCAGACAACTATAATAGCTTGGTGTATCAACTTCCGGCATATGTAAAGGAAGATTCCGATTCAGCTGATTATATTAAATTCACAGCAATGGTGGGACATTTTTTTGATAACATCTTGGTGTTTATAAAGAAGTTTCCTAAGTCATATCCAATTTCAAATAACGATTCAAATTATTACCCAAAAAATTATATAGACGAACTACTCAATAGTTTTAGTTGGAATATTGATATTGATAAGTTTACTCAAAGTGATTTGAATCAATTATATTTTAATAATCAAGATATTGCTGGGTATAGTTCTTCTTCTTATTTTGATTACGCAAAATCTATATTAAACAGATTTGCCAATAACATTTCTTCTGTTTATAAATCCAAAGGAACTGTAAATTCATTCGAAATGATCCGAACTATGTTTGGAATTCCAGCTGGAATAATAACTACCAGAGAATATGGAAGCGCAGATGCTTTTTCAAACCGTGATAATTACTTTGTTTACGATGACATAATCTATATGACCGATTTCAAGGAAAACAATTTCTTGAATTTTGAACATACAAGCAGTGACTTTGTTTACACAACTAGTAGTTATTATGCTTCGGGATCTAATATAAATACTTTTACTAGTAGCACTGAATATACTTCTCGATTTAATGGTATATCTACAATTGAATTTTCTTTTAGATTCAAATCTACAAACTATGACTTTGGAGATAAGATCAAATTGATGTCCAAATACAGAAATAAAAAATCTGATTGGGATTTATACATTAAAAAATCAAAGCAAGTTAATTCAGGTCAGTTGGTATTTGAAATTCACCCATACGAATTGGGAAATACAACTTCAAGTTTAACATTAAATGAGTTACCTCTATTAAACGGGGAAATTTTTACAGTGATGTTAAAGCGTGAGCCTGTGCCAGGAGATTTTGACAAATTAAATGTAAGTTCAAGCAAGATTACAAATCAAGTTACACCGTTTATTATAGAAGATGATGGTGACTTTGTAATAGAAGATGACGGAGATTTTGTAACATTAGCTTCACAGAAAACAACACTAACTTCATCATACTACGTTAACTCGACCAAAGAATTGATTCCATATATTTATAGTTTGTCTACAAATCAATATGATGGAAGTACCAAAAACTTTTCAGCAACAAAACGTAAAGTTATAAGTCATACTGTAAATAAAAACTTTTCTTCGGGAAGTTATTATATTGGCAATTATTCATCATCTGTATCATTTATAGGAAATCTAGATAAAATAAAAGTTTTAAGAGATCCACTTGATAATCAATATTTTGATGAACATTCATATAACTTGGATTCAATATCAATTCCAGATAAAGAAAATGTTTATTCCAATTTGTTTTATTTGTGGAGTTTTGATACTCCTGTGAATTTATATTCGCCTAGTTCTATTAGTAAAACAGTAGATAATCAAAACATTTATTATCAAACCCAATTCAATGCATATAATTTTGGACAAAAAGAAAAGTATTTTAGTTATCCAACTTGTTCAAATGTATTGATAGATGAATTTCCATATCAATTTGATAAGATTAACGTAAAACAAACCGTTAATACTAACAACTTCGGCCCTAACTACAAGATTAATAGCAAGATAAATAAAATAACAGAGACCGCTTTATCTAATCTTACCCCTTATGATTATTCCACCAGAATTCAAGATAGTTTGGGTGATGATTCAATACTCTCTGGATTTTTCATAAGTCCATATAATTATTTAAATCAAAAAATAGAGAATTTCATAGGGTTGGATGGTATAGCTGATATCATTGGTGAGCCAGAAAACTTAACTAAACAAAATTATGTTGGGTTGGACACATTACAACGTGAGTTTGGTAAAATAAATGAGAAATACATATACCCTCAAGAATTTTACAGTACGTACAAATTTTATATCGACTTTTCAATATTTGATGTCGTAAGTAAGTTAAAACCAGCAAGATCTAATTTATTAACAGGTGTTCTATTGGAACCAAGTTTATTTGAACGTAAAAAATTTAACTACAGGGATGTAGAATTTGTAACAAACAACCAATTTGATTTATACTTTAACAATAAAGCATCATTTACAGCTTCCTTGTTAAACACAAACAATACATCTAGCTTTACTATAATAACCAGTTCACGTGTTAACGATATTACCCAAGATCAAAATACTTATAATTATTCCCGTCTTGAAATAAAAGACGTAATAGATAGTCGTGATTTTATTTATGCAAAATATGGAAAGTATGTATATGTTGATTCAAATGGATATAATGTACGTGATACAGTTAATGTAGGTAAAAAAGACTATTATCAATCTGTTAATAACACTGGATTTGTGGTAACATTTACTTCTTCATTTAATGAAGTTCAAGTTATTGGTTCTGGATCTGTCACTGGAAGTAAATATTTAAAAAATTACTATAAAGGCGCTGCTTTTAATAGTGGATATTCCAATAGACATTTGAGTAAATTCTCATTTGTCGGTAGTAGAACACAGTATCAAGCGTTAAGCAGTTCCAAAACACAACTGGTAAACGGATTAAAATTAAATAATGGCGGTAATATCACATATTATACTTACACAAAGGGTAAAAATGATAAAAATAGTACCGTAGACAGAAGTGGTATTACAAACGGAAGTGAGCCAGTTATCACAGTACCTGGATTTTTAAGTTTGAACATAGAAACCAACAATGCACCTGCTTATGGTGATACAACTGGTTCTATAGGAAGTCCAGATTCATTGTTTACACAACTACCGCTAACAGCTTCTTTACAGACCAGCGCAAGTTTGGAAAGATACATAATGAATTTATAATTCATATTTTTGAGTAAAATTTAAAACTTATCAATAATTATTATATATGGCATATTTAAATAACAACATTCTTACAGTGAATGCTGTATTGACTAAAAAGGGAAGAGAAATACTCGCAAAAACAGGCGGTTTGAATATCACAGCCTTTGCTTTGGCAGATGATGAAATTGACTACACTCAATTCAATCCAAATCATCCACTAGGCAGTGCATATTACGACATTGCGATTCGTAACACTCCGGTTCAAGAACCTATTACCGATGAATCCCAGTCAATGAAGTATAAGTTGGTAACTCTAAACGATGGTGTAACATCTGTACCTACTATCAGTGTAGCACAAAGTGTAATTACCGTAGATAGAGACTATACCGGTGAAATTTTAATCAGTCCAAGTACAAATCCAACTTATAACGTTACACTTGGATATACAGTCATTTTGGCCAATAAGAACGTTGGAACTTTGATTGTGACCGAAACAAATAGTTTAAATTCAACAAGTGCTACAATTCCTACTTTCTCAGGAGATCTAACTTCACAAACATCACAAGTAGTTGTTGGTAATAAATTTAGATTTGTACCAAACGCAGGATTGTCTAAAACCACAACCACTAATATTACAATTATTGGAAATGAAAGTGGCGGTAATACATCAATTACAGTGACAGTTAAAGTTCCAACAACAACATAATTATGATATTTAGTAAATTTAATAACGATGACATCGTAGTAGGTAGAATTAATCAAGTATCTTCTGGTTTATTCGGAACTGGTAGTTTATTTGTTAGTCAATCTACGTTTGTAACACAATCAGGTGTTACTGGTCAAGCTAATCAACTTACTGGCTCTAGTCCATACGATGTAAGAAACGGTCAGTATTATTTAGACATTTATTCTGGCGGAGACTTATACTTTGATGTTGCATATGGCGACTATGCTAATAGTGGAAGTTCTCGTTTTGACGTTGCGACTTACTCAACTCCTGTATTGACCAATGAAACTAAGGTCATTTATTCTCAATACAAAAACACACTTTTACAACCAGGCGACACTTTGTTTAGTTTTGCATCTGGAAGCGTCGATAACATTGTTGATAGCGAAGCAATTTATGTAATTAGCTATGCCGCTGATAAATTCAAAGATCAAATTGACCCAGGCCAAATACAAATTGCATTTAGTGGATCAATCGCACCTAAGAAATTTACCTTTATTGATGATTCTCAAGTAGTGAATAAACAACAGAACTCATACAATTTGATTTCTGGATCAATTGTAAATGGTATTGCTACTCCTTATTTAAAGAATGGATCTCCAGTATATGCCGGAATAGGGTTGGTTTATCCATCAAATGGGGTTATAGTGTTTAATGCTATAAATCTAGATAAATATGTGGGTATTACCGCAGGACAACAGATTTTGAATCGTGTTAACTATTCCAATAGTGTAACTTCTACAAATCGAAGTGGATATTGGAAAGTATGGACCAGAGATTTTTATAACGCAATCAGAAGATCTAATTTAACGATGGGCGTGAGAAAGTCTGAATTTGTGCCATCTACAAATTATTTCGTTCGTGTGAAGAATAAAGAGTTTAACTATAGTAACAATCCAACTTTTGTTTCAGATGGTACAGATGGTTTGACTAAAGGAACTATTATCTATCAAGATTTAATTAATAATCCACGAACCTATATTACTTCAGTTGGTTTGTATAATGATAATAATGAACTGTTAGCAATTGGTAAAATTAGTCAACCAACGATGAAATCATTTGATAATGAGTTACTAATTAAGGTGAGAATAGATTTCTAATCTATAATAGTTTGTTTTTATTCTATTTATAATAGAATGATCAAATTTTTTAAAACTCAAGACGTATTAGTTACTAGATTTACTGTTTCTAAAGAAAAGACGTTTAATAACGTTTTAAATAATCTTTTATCTGGTACAGACGGCACAGATGATAGTGTATTTCCAATACAACTATCTTATTTTTCTTGTGACAATAATAAATCTGGAAGTTGTGAAGGTGTTTATTTTGATGATATATATTTAGCAATGACTCAATTTGAAGAGGCTTCTCAGATAAATTTTTCAGTGGGTAAATATGTAAATTCCAGTTCTGTTTTCTATCCATCATCAAGTGCCAAATGGAATCCTGTTGTCAATCCTGTAAACGTTAATGGTACATATAAAGGTCAGGTTTATAACACCGTAGATAAAATGTATTATAACGATTATAATAACAGTTATAATATCTTTGGCTTTGATGATTACGATAATCAAAGAACCAAATTAGATTTGACAAATGATTTTTCCTTATATAAATTGTCTGTTTCTCAGACAGGCGATGGTATAAAAAGAAATTCCGTGGTAATATACAATCAATCTGGCGATATAGTTTCAAATATAGAAGACGACGGAAATCACAACTTAATACTAGGCGGTACTTATTTTATTAATAGTTATGAATTTACGACAGGAAGTAAAGATACTGTAGAAAACCGTGGTACTTATGGTTTGGGTTATTATTTATTGAATACATAGTATGAGTTTAATTAACATATATAACGAAAGATATGGTACCTCTGTTGCTACGAATGGTAACATAATAGCAATAGGAAATCCACCAACTAAAAATTGGCAATATGCGGAAGGATTTTCTCGTAGAGGACAAATATTTTTGGTTCGTAAAAATCAATTTCAATCAAATTATGAAGTAATTAAAACTTTGTTTAATGAAAATGAAAATTTACTAACACCATATTACACCGAACAAAGTAGCAGTACAGTTAATACAAGTTCTTTAATTGCTAATAGTGGTAGTTTGCCAAATACAGATGCATCTTGTAGTTATTTAACAATTGAAAACTCCACAAAGTTTGTTTATCAAAGCAAATACGGCGAAGCACTTGATGTATGTGATTATTTTCTAGCAGCAAGCGATGTTTCTTTTACACAGAGTATAGACAACAGAAACTTTTTTACTCAAAACCAAGTAAACATATACGAAATAGATCCCAACTATGTATATGAAAGTGGAAGCATCCAGTCAAAATCCACAGAATATACAAAAGAATCTACAAGTACATACGAAATAAGTTCAACGCCTATCGCTTATTTAACATCGTCAAGCAATATACAGTTTGGTAAATCAGTCAGTATATCAAATAATTATTTAGCGGTTGGTGCTCCAGGTTATAATAACGGCCGAGGATGTGTTTATGTTTTTAAGAATGTAAACAACAGTTATAATTTGGTACAAAAACTAAGCAGTAGTGTTGTATCTGATCCATATCAATCTTCATTTGGATTTAGTGTTTGTATAGACAAATATGCTGAAGATAAATTGGTAGTCGGATGTAATCAAGTGTCAGCTAGTAAAGTGTTTTTATTCACATCTGGATCAGGTGGATGGAGAATTTCACAAAGGTTTCAAAACATAACAGGATCTGAATACTTAAAGTTGGAAGGATTTGAATTTGATTTATATCCTTCAGGAAGTTTATCTGCTGCACAGAAAAATAACAGATTTGGATATTCTGTATCTTTACATAAAAACGTATTAGCAATCGGATCACCAAATGATCTTTTATACTACGAATATTCAGGATCTAATGTTTTAAGACAAAGAGGTGCGACTTATATTTACGAAAATGGTTTGTGTCCAACAGGATCAAATCAATATTTGTTTATTAAAAAGATTTATGGTGATGAAATAACCTTCAAAGATAATATGATGGGTTATTCAGTTTCTACACACAATAATAAAGTATTGATTGGATCTCCCAAACCGTATTTTCCTTTCAGTTCTCTTTATATATCTAGCTCAATCAAATACTATGATAAGTTTTACGATGTAAATGATTATGGTGAATCAAGTTATTGTGGACAATGTTTGTATTATAATGTAAGTAATTCAATCGTAACTCAAATTACTACGGATCCAATTGCTAAAAGAAAAGAGTATAATAAACCATTTAGTGCTTTTGGATATTCCGTTGCTTTATCAGATCCTAATTTAGTGGTGGGGTCTCCTATTCCACTAAATGAAGATTTGTATTTAAGTGTTCCTTTAATAACTGAGTCTGGAAGTTATGATGATCCTAGTTATGTAAATACATCTTCATTCAGCCCAGAAAATTGCACTGAAACATCCGATGTTGTATATTTTCAAATAGAGGATACAGTATATGGAAGTGGCAGTGTCGTTACAAAAATTGCACTACAAATGGAATCTGATTCATATTCAGACATCGTTGGTAAAGCTTATATTTATGACAGCTTAGATTTGAAAACAAATTATCCTGTAGGCAATATATTTTATAACAATAATAGTTTGGTAATTAACAATACAGGTAGCGTTTTGAATTTGTTGACAAGAGATCCTATAGATCCAGATTATTCATCGTTGTATATGGATTATAAGACACTCATAACCACTTACGAAAAACAATATGTGTGTACTATATTGCCAGGAGAGTTTAATATATCAACAAATCCAACTGCTACAACTTCATCGCTTATAAATTATTGTGTAATTAATAAGAGCAATTTTAACTTTGAAAATTTGGATATAATCTTAAGATATATAAACTATAAAAACGTGGTACCAGGCTCTGAAAAATGGTATTTAAATATGATTTCAAATGACGTTGAACAAAATATTTTTGGATTTTATACATCATCATATTTAAACTATAATACCAATTTGTTAACTCCTGAATTGAAAAACATATTGGCTGAAAAAAATCTAGACGTTGATAACGATGGAAAAGTAGACATTTACGATGGTAAAATGATGTGGAAATATTTCATCGAAAAGTTGAATTTCACAAACTACAAGTCTTTTTTGAATACACTAAGCAATCGTAATAATTACGACGACATTATTAGATTTTTAGATAATCAAACAGGCAAGTCAATTAAAAATTACGTAAAACAAGACTTTTTCAAGTATCAATATAGTTCTTCTATAGATCCAACTGGATCTTATTTGGCACCGTACATAACAACTGTGGGATTGTATAGTGGATGTGATTTGGTTGCGGTTGCTAAATTGGCACAACCAATTAAAAATACTGGTGAAATTCCAATAAATATTTCTGTTAAATGGGACACTTAATTATATTTATTATAAAATAGAACAAACATATGGCAACATCACCAGACGCAAAAGTAATTGACCGTGAATCAAGTAAAAAGGGTATAGTGAGTAGATATCTAGACAAAGAAAAAGCGGGCGGAGCATTTTCAGCGTATAAAGCTGGAACTAACACGATGATTCAGGGAGTTCAAACTCCATATGGATATACATATAAATCGGTATTATGGACTATTGAACCAGGATTTACGGTAGGAGGCCCTCCAAATTTTAATCAAAAGGCATTAAACTACGCAGATGCTTTAAAAGTAAATACTGTTAAATATACATCTAATTCATTTGCCCGTTGATATGTATTTTAAATGGTTATATTAGGTCTGGATTCATCTACATCAGTTACAGGTTGGGCGTTTAGTAAAGACGGAAAAGTCTTGGACGCTGGTTATATTGACACAAAAAAACTTGAAACTACCAAAGAAAAAACGTTTTTTGTTATATCAGAATTGGAAAAAAAGCCTTTAATCAAAGATATTGCCACCATTAACTTAGAAGCCGCTTTAAGCGGATTTGCTGGTGGTTTTACCAGTCAACAAGTCATCATTACATTAGCCAGACACAATGCCGTCTTTGCATATATTATTGAAGAACACTTCAAGGTCAAGGTAAATCTATTATCAGTTAACACTATGCGCAAACAGTTGTTTGGCAAATGTAGAATTAAAGGTGTAAAATCAAAAGATTTTGTAAAATCAGAATTAGAATCACTTTGTCCAGATGTAGTTAAGTTTGCGGTTCTTAATAAAAAAGGTAATTGGGACGAAAGAAACGGTGATATGTACGATGGTATAGTCTGCTCATTATATAAAAAGTTGTGATTTCAAATTTAGGTGTTATACTAATCTAAATGACTGTAGTTGACACATTATCAAGATTATTTAAGCAAAAAATTCACATCCAAAAAGGTGGTGAAGAAATTCTTGTTTTTTGTCCCAGTTGCAGTCATCACAAACGTAAGTTAAACATCAATACAAAAACTGGATTTTACCAATGTTGGGTATGTGGGTTTAGTGGCAAAAGTTTTCATAGTCTATTAAAAAAGATAAAGGCTCCTAAAGAATATTATGACATTTTGTGTAAAGATGCACCCAAACGAACCAATGTTGTAGTAAAAGAAGAAAAAAAGATATTAAGTTTGCCTGAAGAGTTTAAACCTTTGTGTAAACCGAATAATGATATTGAGTACAAGCACGCATTGAGTTACTGTTTAAACCGTAATATATCTACTTTAGATATAGTTAGATATAACATTGGGTATTGTACCAGTGGAAATTTTATCAATAGAATCATTGTGCCGTCATATGATTGTCAAGGAAAGCTCAACTTTTACTGTGGTAGATCGTTTTACGACGGATATCTTAAATATAGATTGTGTGATGGTAGCAAAGATATTATAGGATTTGAACTATATACAGACTTTAATCAACCAGTAACTTTGGTAGAAGGTGTGTTTGATGCTATGTCCGTAAAGTATAATGTTATTCCTTTGTTTGGTAAAACTTTATCTAAATCACTCAAACTAAAATTGGTAGAAAACAAACCACCCAGAGTAAATGTTTTGTTGGACAACGATGCATTGGCATCAAGTTTGAAAATTTGTGAATTTTTAATTGCAAATGATATAACTACATATTTGGTAAGACTTGACGGTAAAGATCCAAATGAATTGGGTCATAAAAAAACTTGGCAAACCATAGATAGTTGTGTTAGAATGGATGAAAGCTTGTTGTATAAGTTAAAATTAACAGTTAAATTATGATTGTATTAAAAAATACAGATAAAAAAATTAATTCGGTGGTGCATATTGCGGATATTCATATTCGTTTAACAAAACGTCATGACGAATATACTTTGGTTTTTGAAAAGCTTTATAAAGCACTTGATAAAGCAAAAACACTAGATGCTATCTTGGTTATAGCCGGCGATTTGTTTCATAATAAATCCGATTTGAGTCCTGAATGTGTTAAGATTGGAAGTGATTTTCTAAAAAATTGCGCAGATAGAGTTCCTGTTATTTTAACGGCTGGCAATCACGATGCTACATTGGCTAATAAATCTAGATTAGATTGTATTACACCAATTGTGGATGCTTTGAATCACCCTAATCTATTTTATCTCAGAAATACAGATGTTTATAGATATGAAAATATTTTGTTTAATAACTTCAGTGTTTTTGATTGGGATGTTCCTGAAAAATACATTAAGTACGAAAATATCCCATCGAAATATCGTGATGAAACAGACCATCACATTGCTTTGTTTCACGGACCAGTATATAATGCTGTTACTGATGTTGGGTACACTGTTAGTAGTCGATCTGTAACCAATGAAACCTTTGATGGACATCACATTGCTATGCTTGGTGATATTCACAAACATCAAATTCTACAAGAATATGATGACAATGAATCTTTGCCAGTTGTTGTATATGCGGGATCGATGATTCAACAAAACCACGGTGAAGAGCTTAAAGGCCACGGTTTCATTATGTGGGACTTGAAACGTAAATTATTCAAACACTACGAACTAGTAAATGAATATGGGTATTATACGGTGGAAGTTGACAAGGGTCAGTTGATTACGGATATTTCTAATATCCCAAAGAAATCCACACTACGTGTTATCTGTCGTGAGTCCATTCCTTCACAAGTAAAGGAGATTTTAAATGACATCAAAACCAAATCTACGTTAATCGAAACCACCTATGTTCGTGCCGACGATGTATCAAAAGATACAATTTTGAACTCTGGAAAAGTGTTTGATGTACATAACATTTTTGATGTTGACTACCAAAACAAATTGGTAGAAGACACATTGTTATCAAAAAATGTAGATAAGAATCTAATAGAAATGGTCAAGGATCTAAATAAGACCATTAATAAAGAAATACCAAAAGATAAAGCTCCAAAGAATATTCGTTGGAAACCAAAGAAATTTGAATTCGACAATATGTTTAGTTATGGCGAAGGCAATATAATAGATTTTGCTAAACTAAACGGCACTATCGGACTTTTTGCACCAAATGCTAGTGGTAAATCAAGCATTATGGATGCGCTTGCATTCTGTGTTTTTGATAAGTTCAGTAAGGGTTACAAAGCATCACACGTGCTTAATACTCAAAAAATGAGCTTTCGTTGTAAGTTTAATTTTGAGGTAAATGGAGTTGATTATTTTATTGAGCGTGAAGGTAAAGCAGACAAGAAAGGCAATGTCAAAGTTGAAGTCAAATTCTACAAAAAAGAAAATGACAAAGAAGTTCCATTGAACGGAGAAGCTCGTAGAAGCACAAACGATATTATTCGCGACTACGTTGGTACATATGAAGATTTTATTCTTACTGTTTTAAGTGTACAAAACAGTAAAGCTGGGTCTTTTATTGATCTTGGACAGACTGAGAGAAAAGATTTATTGTGTCAGTTTATGGGATTGGATGTATTTGATCAATTATATACTATCGCAAATGATAAGTTTAAAGAAACAAATACTTTATTAAAGAATATAAGTAAAGATCAACTTATTCAAGAGTTGGAAACTGTATCTGGCAGTATAGACTATACTAATTCCAAGATTCAAGAGTTTAACGAAGAAGTAAAAAATCAAGAATTGTTAAAGGATTCTTATAACAATCTCTTATTAGAATTATCCAATAAAATTACTAAAACTGTAAGTTTTGATTTTGATATTGTTAAATTGGAAAGTAACAAAATTGAACTTGAAGGTCAGATTAATGAAACCAATCTTAATATTAAACTTCAAAAAGATAAACTAATTGATGTAGAAACAAATATTACCAATCTGTCTTTATCCATATCAGACTGCGAAAATATTGATCGTGATTATGATCTTTATAAAGTTGTCAAACAAAATTTTGATAACAAGACCAATGAATTAAATAATCTTAAGCTTGTTGTGAAAAATAAAATGGACAAATTGAAGAAGTTGGAAGATCACAAATATGATCCTAACTGTTCATATTGCGTAAACAATGTATTCGTAAAAGATGCAATAAAAGTCAAAGTTGAATTGGAGAATGATAAAATCAAAAGCAAGGTTATTGTAGATGAGTATAATACAATAAAGTCATCTTTGGAGAGTTATGGCGACATTGAAACAAAATTCAAACGTTGTCAAAAAGTAAATAACGATAAAGTTGCTTTTGAAAAAAGCAAGAGTGTTATTTCAAATACAATTCTTAAGTTGGAAAATGATCTTATTAAGATTCAAACCAAACTTAAGACTATAACAGATAACATTTCAACTTTTTATACAAATAAAGATATTATTGAGAATAATAACAAGTTGATGTCTGACATCAACACTCAGAAAGATTTGATTAAATCTATCGACGTTAATATTAAATCTATTAATTCCAAGCTTTTTTCCTCATTAACTGAAAAAGGAAAGTTAGAAGTTCAGTATAAAACTGTTACTGAACAATTGCAAAAGGTAAAAGAATTAGAGTCGAGTTATGAAGCTTACAAACATTATACAAATGTGGTTAGCCGTGATGGAATTCCATATGAAATTATAACCAAGACTCTTCCTGAGATTGAAAAGGAAGTTAATAATATTCTTCAACAGTTAGTAGATTTTACAGTTACTCTTCAAACTGATGGAAAAAACATTATGACCAATATCGTTTACGAAGACAAACGTTGGCCACTTGAAATGGCAAGTGGAATGGAAAAATTCGTAAGTGGACTTGCTATCAGAGTTTCGTTGATTAATATTAGTAATCTACCAAGACCAAATATTATTTGTATTGATGAAGGATTTGGTTGTGCTGATAGTGATCATTTGGGTCAAATGGGTGCTTTGTTTAATTATTTGAAACATCAATTTGATTTTATCTGGGTAATCAGTCATCTGGATCAAATGCGTGATATGGTTGATAATCAAGTGGAAATAAAAAAAGAGAATGGTTTTAGTAAGGTAGTATATATTTAATATGCCTATTATCGACGATATCTATTTGGAAAAGTTTGGAAAATTAACAATTATTATTACGGATGAAGGTGTGTTTAAAACCATCAATGATTCATCGGTTAATTATGAGTTTATAATAACAATACGAAGTTTAGATTCCAATCTTATTTCACACATTATGTATCACCACTGTACAGTGGGGCATGATATGTGGACCTATAATTATAACATTTTTTATATAAAAGAAATTTTAAATAAAAATCATCCTGGCATTTGCATAGAAATACACGATGTAGACAATACATTATTATTCAGTAAAAATTATCACGGTACTAAAAAATTTAGATGTTTGGATTTAAAATCTAAACAGGGTGATACGACCTATCCATCTTACCATACATTTTTCTACGATGATTATTTTACATCAAATTTTAATATCAAAGATGGAGATGTTGTTTATGATCTGGGAGCTAATATTGGTGCGTTTTCTATTGCGTGTTCTAATTTTGATATCAAACAAATATATGCATTTGAACCACATCCAGAACTCTCACAGTATCTTAACGATAATTTGAACAGATATGGTAAAAACACAAAAGTGTTTAATAATGCGATTTCAAGTGAATTTAAAAAAGTAAGATTTGGTACCACAGAATCTACAGTTGCTTCCAGAATTAGAAACGAAGGTGAATTTGAAGTTGATGCTATTAATTTAGAAAAGTTTGTAATAGATAATAATTTGGAATTGCCAACTTATTTAAAAATTGATATAGAAGGAGCTGAATATGAGTTTTTTGAAAATACAAGTGACAATTTCTTCAAAAATGTTAGAAGTATATTCTTTGAATTTCATTGCAATGACGGCGTAAATCTACTTAAAATAATTGATAGATTTAAGAATTTAGGATACAAGTTAAGTCACAAAGATAATGCCTTGGATCATAATCTATCACATATGAACACCGTATACTTAAATAAGTAAATTATGAAAAAAATATTGTTTATAGCTCCACATCTTTCTACTGGAGGACTACCTCAGTTTTTATTGAAGAAAATACAATCGTTAATTAATGATTATGAAATATATTGTGTAGAATATGATGATATTACTGGCGGAGTTTTAGTTGTTCAAAGAAAGCAGCTTCAGAAAATTTGCGGTAAGAGGTTTTACACATTATCATCAAATAAATTTGAGTTACTAAAGTTAGTTGACAATATAAAACCTGACATTATTCATTTGGAGGAAATGCCAGAATACTTTATGGATGTTAACTTGGCTACTAAACTCTATAATAAAGACCGAGAATATCTAATTGTGGAAACTTCGCACGATAGTAGTTTTGATCCAAGAAGAAAGCGTGTTTTTCCAGATAAATTTACATTCGTAAGTAATTATCAGAAACAAAACGTCGAATCTTTAGGCATAAATACTACAGTTATTGAATATCCAATTTCTGTGAAGTGTAGAAAAGATAGATCTGAAGGATTGAAATTTTTGGGATTGGATGAAAGTAAAAAACACGTATTACACGTTGGATTGTTTACTCCTAGAAAAAACCAAAAAGAATTTATAGAATATGCTCGTGCAATGGAAAAAGAAAATGTTCAATTTCATTGTCTGGGTAATATGGCTGATAACTTCAAAAATTATTGGCAACCTCTGTTGGATAATTTACCGAGTAATGTAAAAGTTTGGGGTGAACGCAAAGATGTAGAAAACTTCTACAGTTGTATGGATTTGTTTTTGTTCACTAGCAGAGGTCACGCAACTGATAAAGAGACAGCACCTATTGTAATTAAAGAGGCTATATCTTATAATATACCATCTCTATTGTACAATTTGCCTGTTTACCTTGATAGATACAAGGTATTTGAAAATATCAAGTATCTAGACGAAACCAATTTTAATCGTAATGTTAAACTCATAAAGAATCAATTGGGGTTGATTTCAGATTCTGAAATAGAGATTGTTAATATAAAGAAATCCACAAATAAAAACACGGTGGTTATCATATCAACACATCCCAATTTTAAAGCTGTAGAAGACACAACTTTAGAATCAATTAATCAAGCTAAAAAAGCTGGTTATAAAGTGTTGTTGTCATCTCATTATCCTGCTAGTGTTGATTTGCAAAAAGCGGCTGATCATTATGTATATGACTCAAACAATCCAATTTTAAAACATAATTTCTATAATAGATGGACATACAACACAGATAATACCAAGATCAATTTATTTTTTCCACCTTCTGATTGTGATAATTATCACGGTCTCGCTGTATTATTAAACTATTACAATGGCATATCATTGGCAAATAAAATCGGATACAAAAATGCAATTTGCTTCAATTATGATATGATCATTTCAGAATCAGATTTTTCAAAGTTATACGATGTAGATGAAATTCTAATTAATAAGAAAGCATTTTTCTTTTATGATAAAGCGTTAGAAGGTGACACATTCAAAACTGTATTTCACGGGATTAATACTCAATTTTTCTTGGATAATTTTGATTACTATACCCCAGAAGAATATATGGAATTTGTTACGAAGAAAAATATATCAAATGGATTGGAACAATTCTATTATAATAAACTAATATCTAATAAGAACGATCTTCATATAGATTACACGAACAACGAAGAATCTTATTTAAGCAATAGTAAAAATAATTTATTCTCAATGGTAGAATATTTATCGGTTCTAAGGATGAAGAATATAAATAAGTTTGGAGTATTAACATACATCAATAATAAATTAGATGGTCGTATAAATGAGATAATAATAAAAAAGAACGGAGAGGTAGTTAACAATTATTCGTACACTGTGTCAGAAAAGGTTTGTTTTTATTTAGCAAACGAGTTTGAAAACAATAATTTCTATGAAATTGAAAATAATCTATATGATCAAAATAAAATTTTATTGAGAAGTTATAAAAAGTCATTTAGAAGATTAGAAGACATAGATATTAACGGTTCTATTGATATTACACAATGAAAATTATACAAGTTAATTTAGGGTTATTGCCTATTCCGCCTAATGGATGGGGTGCAGTTGAAAAAATCATTTGGGATTACCATCAACTGTTAAACAAAAAGGGATTAGAATGTCAGATAAAGTATTTGAATGAAATTAAATATTCAGACGATATAATCGTACATATACACGTAGCAAATCTGGCAAATGAATGTCATAAAAGAGGCATACCTTATATCTTTAGTTTACACGATCACCACGCTTATTTGTATGGCAAAGATTCATCTGTATATAAAGAGAATTTACAAGCAATTGAAAATAGTGTAATATCTACTTGTCCTGCCAAATATTTGGTTGATTATTTCGGAAGTAAAAAATTACGTTATTTTTCCCACGCGGTAAATACCGATGTGTTTAAACATAAAAATAACAAAATTCCAGTAAATAAACTGTTGTGTGTTGCAAATAATGGTTATGCCAATAATCAATCATATGACAGAAAAGGATTCACATATGCGATTAAAGCGGCTAAAGAATTGGGGTATCCAATTACTATTGCTGGACCATCTAATAATAAAAAGTTCTTTGATATATTAGATGACGAATTAAATCAGTATGATAAATTGACAAAAGTATTTGATTTAAATGAAGAATCGTTGATCGATTTATATAATGACCATTCTATATTCATACACCCATCTGAATTGGAAGCAGGACATCCAAATCTAACGCTTTTAGAAGCAATGAGTTGTGGTTTACCTGTGGTAGGTACGTTTGAGGAAAAATCATATAAAGGTATGGTTGTTGTTGAACGAAATGTAGAACAAATAAAATCCGCAATACAACAAATCACATCTGATTATAGTCGATATCAAACCAAAGCTTTGGAATGTGCTAAGGAAAATTCCTATTCCAACCGAGTAGACCAATTAATCGATTTATATGATCAATATACTGAAAGATTGTTTGCTATCAAACATATTGATGTTTATGAAAATCTTAAAAAGAATGAAAAGAGTATTAAAACAAATGCGGTGTTTAAATATTCATTCAATGATAATGCCAAGATTGAAGTGGATAACCCAGTAGACGTAGATCAAAGTTTCCACATAACATTCTATAATGGTGACGATAATAGTATTAAATATGAAACTGATTTAAAACATAATTGGTGGGGAAGTTGTAATTTTACATATTACATTCCCTATGAAATTCACATTAAAGATAATAAGACTAATGAATTGGTCGAAACATATAAGTTAAATTTAAAGAATAAGAAAGTAGTAATTGAATATGAAAGTTACTCTTTAGGCGATCAATTGGCTTGGATGCCTATAATTGAACAGTTTAGAAAAAAACACGAATGTGATCTTTATGTCAAGTTACCTTTGAAAAATATTTTTGAAAACAAATACCCTTCAATTAAGTTTGTTCACAATAACAAACCTATTTCAGATGTATTTGCAACTTATAAGTTGGGATATTATGTAGACGAAAATGGACCCAATAATGATAGATGTAAAACAGATCCCAGAAAACAACCTTTACAAAAAATAGCAAGTGATTATTTGGGATTGCCATATGAACCAGAATTACCATTACTTGACTTTAAAATCAAAGAAAGACCTCTCAAAAAGAGATATGTCACAATTGCAACACAAAGTACGTGTCAAGCCAAATATTGGAACAATAAAGGCGGATGGGAACGTGTTGTTGAATATATTAAATCAAAGGGATTTGAAGTAATATGCATAGATAAACACAAAACATTTGGAAATGGATCAGACTATATGAATAGTATGCCTTCCAATGCTTTAGATTTTACAGGAGATAAACCACTGGTTGACCGTATGAATCAAATATATCACAGTGAGTTTTTTATAGGTTTGCCATCAGGATTGTCTTGGTTAGCTTGGGCAGTTAAAAAGCCAGTAGTATTAATTAGCGGGTTCTCATATCCATATACTGAATTTGATACTCCTTATAGAGTACAAAACCACTCGGTGTGTACAGGATGTTGGAATGATTCGCTATTTGACAAGGGAAATTGGAAGTGGTGTCCAAAATCTGATAAGAGAGAAGAGTTTGAATGTACCAAACAAATAACTCCAAAAATGGTTATGGATACCATAGATCAACTATTAATAGAACAAAAAATTTAAAGTTATAATAAATAGTTGGTTCTTCGATTTTTCGGTTATATTTATATTTTAAATATAACTTCGAAAGGATATTAATATTATGCCAATACAAGAAGGCGGTAGATTCGCCCCAACACAAAATATAGTAAGCCCAGGTGTATTCACACGTGAAAACGACCTCTCCGGTCTGGCTCAAGGAGTAGCAAACATTGGAGGAGCAATTATAGCTCCATTCGCTGATGGACCAGCGTTTTTTCCAAATACAATAACTGACGTAGCTGACTTGGAAACAAGATTCGGTGTCGCTGATGGTGTGTATTATGGACCATACACAGCCAAAGAATATCTACTACAACAAGGTATCGTTACCGTTGTTCGTGTAGGTGGTCTAACTGGTTACTGGCAAAAGAATCCATTGATTGTATATGCTCAACCAGGTATCTGGAACAGAAATGCTGATAAAGGTGCTATCACCACAGCTTCATTTATGTATGTTGATACCACAGATTATACATCAAATGTAATATATCAACAAACTAGTACACAACTTAATATTAGCGGCGCAGCTGCAATCAAGGGTTCATCCGGAGCTTTAATCACTGGATCAGCTGAATTTACAAGAGCAACAACCGCTGAAATTGCTTCTTTCTTAGCTACAGTTGGAAGTGTTGTTGGAATTAATTCACTTTCAGCTTCTTTGGCAACTTCATCCAGTTTGGGTAAAGTATACAAAGTTGTTTCCACAAGACATTATGAATTGTTTAGCAGCTCTGTTGTTGCTAGAGGTGGTAAAGTTGCAAAAGCGGGATCTTCAGTAGATCATTCTTTGGCCGCATTTGATTTTGATAAATCACGTATAAGTGGTAGTGTTACCGTCGGAGGTGGTGGTTCAAGTAAGTTCAAACTAACATTTGATAGTTCAAACAATAATTACTTAACCGCTTCATTTACCGCACCAAATACATTTGGTTTGGTTTTTGCTAAATACATCGCAAATTCATCATTATCATTTGCAACTGCAAGTTTGAGTGGCGCTGGATTGAGTTCTTCAATTCAATTGGTACAACGTATTGACATTTCAACAATGACAATCAGTGGGTCATTGAATGTTAAATTTGGATCCGCAACTCTAACAAGTGGCGTAACCGCAGATGACGTTGATGGTGTAGGTAAGTTGAGTGGTAGTATCTTGTACGCCAATAAAACAGTTGATATCGGTTCAGTTTCTTCTGGATTATTGGTACGTAAATTCAGTACTTCAACTCTTGCCAACGGAAATGCAAAACCAGTCGGTACTAAATTCTTCTTGTTAACTTCAAGTCTACAAGGTTCAAATATTGATGCCGAAACAGCAATTGCTACCGCTTTTGATGAAAGCACAACAACTGTTGATCTAGTAAGTTCATCTTACTTCAATGGTACTATCGCTTATAACCTAACCAACTTCAATGTTCAAGCAGGCACACCATTGACACTTCAAAGTGGTAGTTTCCATTCACTACGTGGTGTTGGAACTTGTGTAGCTGGTCTACAAGTAAGAGGTGTGGTAAGTGGTTCCTTTGGTAAATATAATGGCGGATTCACAAATCAAGATAATCCAAGCGCAGATCAATGTAATCCAGTATTAACAGGTCGTCAAAAGATGATCTTGTCAGTATTGGCAAACACTCAAAATGCTTCATCACAATTTACCAGTGATTATCAAGTATTTGGTTTCAATACCACAACATTGACTCAACTAACAAGTAGTACATTCCCATATAAGGGTGTAATCAATCCTAATGAAAATGTTTACAACTTGGCATTAAAGTATAGTTACACAAATCCAGCCGGTGGTACAAGTGCTGGTACATATGGTTACTACGACTTCAGTTTAAATGAAAACGACAATAATTACATCAAAGATGTATTTGGTGTAGACCCAACTGTTGGTAATCCTAACAAACAAATTGCTGGTCAAAAAGTTGAAGCGGCTTACAACTACGTACTATTCGAAGATAGCATCAAGAAGTTCGTAGCTGAAAAGACCAGCGCTTATGGTTGGAGACTACAAGTTGGTACAAGTAACCTATCAGGAAGTTCAATTGTTGGCGAACCTCTAAAGTTTGTTGATCAATATAGCACTGATTTGAATAACGGTGATAGTCAATTCAGTATCACCAATGCTTCTACTCCTTGGATCTACAGTCAAAAGATTGCTCCATTTAAAGGTAGCGCTGATGTAGCTGCTTCTCCAACCAAGTTCCAGTTGTTCAAGGTTCACACTTTGAGTGACGGTACATTGAGCAACACTAAGTTCAAGATTGAAATTAGTAATGTTAAGTTGGCAGGAACAGTTCCAGGCAGCGAATGGGGTAGTTTCACACTAGTAGTACGTGCTTATAGCGATACTGATAAGAAGCCAAAGTATTTGGAAATCTTCCAAAACTTGAATTTGGATCCAGAATCCGCAAATTATGTTGCTCGTAGAATTGGTAACAGATACGCATATATCACTTATGCTGGTAAGTTAATTCAATTCGGCGATTTCAATAATTTGAGTAAGTATATCAGAATCGAAGCCAGTGACGTTTCTTACCCAGTAAGTTGCGTACCATACGGATTTGAATCATATAGTACTCCAATTGATAGTACCGCAAGCAACTATGTACCTGCTGTACAATACAGTAAAGCAAGTATCTATGGTCTCGGACCTGGTAAGTATCCATCTGGTACAGTATTCGGTAGTGTTCCAGGAACTGATACTGAAATCCAAGCACTATATCCAACATCTTCATTTGGTGTTGGTGTAGAAAATAACACTAAACAATACTTCAAGCCACTACCATATTATGGTGCTTCAGATAGCAATGGTACAAACATTGACTTCGATCTAGAAGATAAAGTTTGGGGTACTACAAACAGTAAATTCTATGCTCAAGGTACATATGTAAGTACTGGTTCACTACTATCACCAACATTGAGTGGTAGTATCCCAAGTACATATGATGCTGTAAATGAATCTACATACGTTAAACTACGTAAGTTTATCGTAGGTTTCCAAGGTGGATTTGAAGGTCAATGGCCAGCAATTCCAATCAATGTAGGCAGTGACATTACCGCTGGTAATACACAAGGTCTAGATTGTACAAACATCAATAGTCCAGGTAGTATTGCTT